TTACGCAACCAATCATTTCTTCACCATCGAAAAGTCCATAGGCAAACATCGTAGATGCGCGACGGTGAAGATAGTGGCTCTCGACCACCATCTCATTTGCGTCTTTCGACGCTATGGGTTTGATTGTGTAATCAATCACTCTTGTCTTCATCTTCTTGCTTATGACATATCGGGCAATAGCATAGCCAAACTTTGTCGTAATACTTTATTTCTTTTTTACAGTTGGGGTGATGCCCAGTCATACAAAATCCGCAAAGGCGACTTCCCTCTACCGAAGATGCCACACACTCTCCTTGTGGTGGTCAACCTTGATAGTTGGGTCGAGCATAATTTTCATACCTGCTCGTCTCGCGTTCATACACCAAGAGTAGTCCTCACCGATATCCAAGGTGATTCTTTTCTCTGGGTGGTCAATTCTTTCGATTCGGAACCAAGGTCTTTGCATACGCTCGAAGACGCCAGACTTCATCGAGATGAATCCGAATCCAACTCCGAAGACTTCGATTGGTTCATCGACCATAAAGAAATCTAATTCTTTACAGTTGATTGGGCTGATACCGTCAGGGGCAAATCTAGAAACAGAAACTGACATATCTCCAATCTGTGTGTAATACATACCACTAATGATTTCGTGCTCACTTGTGATTAGTTTTTCAAACGCCTCAGGTCCCCACGAGATATCTGAATCAATCCAAACAACTCTGTCGTAGGTGTACTTACCTGAACCAATCTCATTGGTATCCCAGTTGGCGTGCTGTTCGTCAATCGCTGTCATTTCTCTAGCGTGAGACACAAGTGAAGACGCACAGTTGATGAACTTGTAGGTTAGACCGCGAGCGGTTAGCCACTTGGTAGTTTCGATTAGCGCACCAACATAGGTGTTGTGTAGCAATCTGCCTGGCGTGGCAATCACAATGTTGTAGTGTGGCTTACTCAAATGGGTCTCCCATCGCTTTATCTGAACTTCGCTGAGTCCACTCGTCTACGAACTTCATAAACTTTTTGGTATTGACTTGCTGAATCTTATTGAAATCTTTCGGGTCAACAAGGCACAACTCTACCAGTCCAAACATCTGAATCAACTTGTCGTTGTTGTCAGCAAGCATAAAGTTCATCATCTTCTCAATCGGGATTTCCGACATCGAAGTGATTTGTATCTCTTCATCGCCTAGGGGAACGAAGACGATAGCGACATTATCGAACGCTGCGTCTACAAGTTCTTCAAAGAATTCAGGGTCTTCCATTAGTCCCAACCTCTACAACCGTCATAGGTATCATCGTACTGGCGATATGGAATTAGAGTCCACATACCAAAGTACTTTTTGTTTTCTGAGTCCCAGTCGTGAAGTTTTAGGCAACTGCCACACATTGCTTGACGAGGGGTACTTTCAGTGACCCCAGCGAGTCTAAACTCTTGCTCAATCTTCATAGCAGTCTCAGCGAATTGATAGCGTGCTTGCTCAAGAGTCTCAAAAGAGTTCTTTTCGTATCCACCGACAAGACCAGAGTTCTTGGCATCCCAATTGGTCTTGTAGCAAATCTTCCAAGGTCTTGGCTTTGGGTCAATCTCATAGTTGTCGGAAGAGCGTGGTCTGGAGTCAATGTCAAATCCAATGACCATACGGAACCCACCGATTTGGTTAGGGAACATATGCCACCCGCCAACTTCCCACTCCCACTTGGCGTCATACTCTTGAATCTGTAGTTCGTTGTAGGCTTGAAATTCTTGAACGAGTTCTTCGTCAGTCCAAAGTTTCTTGGCTATGCCAAGTTTCTTCTCTAAGGGTGTTGGTCCCATTTTCATCTCCTGTGTCATTTTGTTTATACCAGTTTATAGACTCTCTTCGGTTTTGTCAACCTCTTCATAATCTTTCAACTTGTATTCCCATCTTATCTTTGGGGCTAGGCTCTGCTCTTTATTTCGCTTTCGTGTTGTTGTAGTCCACGCTAGTCCTTGGCTCAATGAAGCCTCAACCCAGTTATCTGCTTTGTAGATTGTTCCCAGATGAACCTCTGTGTCCTGATAGGAAATCAACATAGCGATAGTCGGCTTGTTAGCCACAATCCATCGACGCATAAATCTGAGCATATGAGTTGCTGTGTTCTTAGGACAACCATCGCTGATTGCCATTCGTCTCAACTCAAGCATCTGCTTTCCATACTTGAACCTATTCTGAGCAACTGGACTACTCCAGATTCCAACAGCGACATACTCACCGTTCTCGTCTTTGGCTCCGAAACAAACATAGGCAGTGTTGCGAACAACATTGCTCCAATGTATGTAAGGTAATCGACTGTGCCACTTGTCATTTAGTTCACAGGCTAACTTCGCCTTGATTACTTCATAGACAAGTTCTTTTGGACTATCGACCACTTCGGCAGTCTCGACATAGCAACTTGTCGAAACCAGTTGCCTCGTTAGAAATCTGACCAGTCTGAGTTACTGGACAAGGAACAACTGGAACTTCTGCTCCACACTTGTCGCACTTGACTTCGATAACCCACTCGACAGAACCACCAGTTGTAGTTACTGAAACGATTCCCTGAGTCAAAGCGTGTAGACCAGCACTACCGTGAGTCTTCTTCATAAAGGCTCTTGAGTTGCTTGTCTCAATGACTGGTCTTGGTGTCTTACAAGGACAGGTCTGTTTCTGAGCATTACATTTGTAAACTCCTCGACCCTCGATAAAAGCGTGATAGCCCATCGCGTGTCCACAGATACAAATTCGCCCATCTCTGTTTCCAGTCTGAGCAATCTTGTCTGATACTTCTTTTGCTTCGTCTTCACTCAAATCTAGAAAGTCGAAGACGGACTTTGAATTATTTTCCATACCAAAACCCTATCACAAAATCTCTACCTAATCCTATTCAACGACACTCAATTACTTATCTGATTTATCTATTCATTGGATTGTGTTTACTGCCACCCATGAGAGCACCTCTTAACGCGTATAGGGAATTCAATTCAATGAATCATTGAATACTATTGAGTACTGGATACTATCAAGAAACTTTTTTGAAAAACTGCTTTTGCTGACAGTATCCGAGAATTTCACTTTTTACCCTGCTATCCGAAATCTTTTTTGAAAACTTGTAAAAGCCGATAGTATGTTGACATTTGTATTTGTACCAGTACCCTAGATAAAGTCAAGATACTATCACCAAACATATTTCTAAAAAAGGTCAAAACTCGATAGTATCTATGCTTGACAATCACAAAAAACTGGTGTTCAATAGAACTATGAATGAACTTGTAATGCGACTCGCAGACTCCTATTTTCTCAAAAGAATCGAGGAAGTCGATGGTCATATGATTTGGCACGGACCTTTCAAAAGAGAAGTCACCCACAACAAACCTGTGATTAGAAGGTCTAAGCCGACCAACCAAACACGCTCTGCGTCTCGCTATGCGTGGGAATTGGTCTACCCAGAACTAGCCGAAAACAGAAAACTTCGCTACACCTGTGGCAATGATATGTGTGTCGCACCAGAACACCAAGAAGTGATTCAGGACATCTGTCCTAGAGGGCACGCAATTACTGACTCCAACAAATACCTCAACAAACTGACCAATGGTTTCATCACTTATACCTGTCGTGTTTGCGTAACAACCGCTCACAAGGCTAAAAGACGGGCTGCCACACTTCAGGTAAAATAGAGGAGTGGCAGGTTTAGATGAATACAATTTGTTGGTAGAGGCGAATCTTCGTCGTCTACGACTTGCTACTGCGGTTGTCAATGAAGTCCACGATAATTTGATTGACCCTCTTTACCCACACTCAAAGGCTGACTTACTTCTTCAAGCAGAGGCTCTTCTAGAGTCTTCTTTCGCGTTGCTAGACGATGTTAGAGAGATAGTGTGGGCAAACCAATTCGGAGAACCAACTCCAAATAGTTAGGAACCAGCAAAGTGCTACGCCCTCAAAAGGGCGAGGGAGAGCGCTCAAAACTCAATAGCAAAAAGAGAAAAGCACCACAGATTATTCTGACGGTGCTCATCTTCTCTACCCCACTCTGTATGGCACAGAGTGCGTTAGGTGCTACTTCTTCTTTTGGACTACAGTCTGAATTATCGCTACAACAGCAGCAACAACAAAAGGCGTCGCTACGCCCAGTAGGAAACTACCCCAATCAAAACCGTCAAACGAAATTTGCATCTTCAACTCCTATAATCTCTCAGGCAGACATTTCTGCGCTGGAGTCCAGACTATCACAATATAAGTCAACTTTGGCAACCCTGAAGTCTAAACCTGCCAGAAATCCATCTCTTCAAGCAACTGTCAACCAGCAGATAGCCACAGTAAACCAACAAATCTCTGACCTTGAAGAACTTATTGCCGAAGCCAAGAGAGACCTAGCGGAATACACGGCGGCTCAGAAGACCCTATCTATAGCATTAGAACGCTATACAGAAGCCCAAAAGAACACACAGGCTCTCTCCGAGAAGGTGTCCACCTATCAGCAAGAGTATGAGACCAATACTGATGTTTATAATAGAGCCACTCAAGAGTACGACTCCTCTCTTGCGACTCTCAACACAATCAAGGCTGAACTACAAGCAGCCGAAGACGCTCTGCTATCTGCTGACGCGTCTCTGACTACTCAAATAGCAATCACCAATGACGCCCTCACCGACCTCAACAACGCTAAAGCACTAACAGCACAAGCAGGGTCTTCAGTAGGTCTAGCAGAAGAAGCACTCATCTCTGCCACACAGAACTTGTCAAACGCTTCTTCAAACAAATCACAAGCACAAGCACAGTACGACACAGCCCTTAGCAACTTACAAGAGGCAGAGTCAGCGTTCACTACAGCACAGGCTAATCTTCAAGCAGCGCAGAACGCTTATGATACCAATCTGATACCAGACCCTAACTGGACACCACCTACTTATCAAAAAGAAAACATACGCACCATCACAAACACCAGACAAGTAGAAGTCAAGACCCTTGTTCCAACCACAACTACCTCTTTCCAAGAGCAGGTAATCCCAAACCTACTGCCTAACCCAACACTAACCACCACAGATGGTTGGAGCGGAGTTTACTGGGGGTGGCAAGGCTCACAGCCCGGTATGTACGATGGAGAGATTACCTTCTCTTATATGGACCAAACAGTCAGCCAAGGTCTTTATTCTGGACCTTTCAACAACGCAACTCTTACTTTATCTGCCGACTGGTTCAGCGACTGGACTGCGGACAGTTACTCAATGACTGTCACAGCAGAGGACATCAACCGAAACCCAGTCGGAACTGCTACATACACCAACACAAGAACAGCACACGACTGGATAAATAGAAGTGTAACCCTCACAGCCACAGGACCTGTTTCTTACATCACCGTTTCATTCTCTGGAATAGACCACGGTTTTTGGTATGGAATGTATGGACCTCGTATGAAAAATCCAGTACTACAAGTTACTCACGGAGAGTATGTAACTGAAACAACCTACGAAGAAGTCATCACTTACGAGGAAGAAACTTACTACACCTACGAGACTTACTACACCACTGAACTTGTTCAGCCACAAACAGGTCTAACAGTTAGGGTCTACAACCAACTACCTACATCTAACCCCCAGCGTTCCGACACAGCCTATAACTTATGTAAGACCACCACACTTACCAGCATCAATCACAACTGGGGTGGCGGAGACATCTTGGGCTGTGGCTCTGACCGAGTAATGCTTCACTACACGGGCTACCTCACACCAACTGAGAACATTACTTCCCTTAGAGGCTTGGCAGATGATGGCTTCTATCTAGATGTCAATGGCGTCAATGCCATCAACAACTGGGCCCTAAAAGGCTGTAGTGGAAACTGGAACCCTGTCTCATTAGAAGCAGGTAAAACTTACGAGATTGACGCTTGGTTCTTTGAGTGGGGTGGCGGTGCTTGTTCTATCCTCAACTATCAATCAGCCAATGGCGAGGGTGTGGTTCCAGAAGCGTGGTACACAAACGCTATCTCTGCCCCACTCATCAAGAACCCTGCCCTACTTCCAGCACTTGAAGAAGCCCAAGCAACTTATGACTTAGCACTATCTAATAAGCAGTCATCAGGCTTGACTTTAGTGGAGAAAGATTCTGAACTAAATAACGCTATTACCGACTATGACTTAGCACTAAGTAATAAACAGGCTGCTTCCGAAGAACTTTCTTCATCTCAATCTGTATTGGACAGCGCAATTACTATCCAGTCAGACAGCCAGACTTTATATAATACGGAACTGGCTAAGCAAGAAACCTTGGAAGCAACGAAGGTAGATGCCCGGAATAGCGTAAGCACTGTTACACAGAAAGTTACAACAGCACAGACTGACCTAGATGTCAAAACCCAATCAGTCGCTACAGCCCAGTCAGTAAAAGAGACCACTTTCCAAACTCTGTCCGTTGAGCAAGCAAACCTTGAAGAAGCAGTTGAAGGTGAGTCTGTAGCATTAGCCACTAAGTCAGAAGCGGAAGACACCCTGACAGTAAAGCAACAACTTGCTTCTACTTCTATCGAGACTGCTTCCTCTAAAGCAGAAGTCATCTCTTTCGCAGAGGTAGAGACCACAATCGAAACTCCAGCAGAAGAGGGTTCAAAAGAAATCCCAGCAGAACTGTCTGCCGAGAATCTTATGGAAGTCAACCTAGAAGAAGTAGACCCAACTGAACTTACCGAGGCACAAGCAGAGCAACTGGTAGAGGCAGCCCTCGAAACTTTCCTCACAGCAGAAGAGGGTAGCCCAGAGTATGAACAGGCTCTTGATGCTCTTTACCTTGCTGCGGAGCAAGATGACATTGAACTCTCACCAGAACTCGCTGCTATCCCAGGTCTTGCTGGAGCAGTAGAAGTTCTGAACTTCCTTGGCAACGCTGGAGCAGATATGTCTCCAAAGGTTCGTGAAGAGTCAGAAAAGATTGTGGTCACCGCCGTTGTCGCAGCAGGTGTCGCAGTTCAAGCAGCAGCAGGTGCTGCCACAAGCGCAGCCGTTTCAGCAGGTGGCTCCACAGGCTCAAGCGGTTCAAGAAGAATAGGAAAGTAAGTATGTACGAATACAGAGTCAAGAGTGTCTTGGCAGTAGTTGACGGAGACACTATCGATGTCGACATTGACTTAGGCTTTGACATTTCAATCACCAAGCGAGTTCGTCTTGCTGGCATTGACACCCCAGAGTCTCGCACAACAGATAAGGCAGAAAAGGTTCTTGGTCTTGAAGTCAAAGAACTTCTCAAGAAGAAACTAAAGGCTACCACAGTCATCGTTATCAGAACAGAGAAGCCAGACTCATCAGAGAAGTATGGTCGCGTTCTGGGCTGGCTATACCTTGACGGAGATGGACAGTCCGTCAATCACGCACTTATCGCAGGTGGTTATGCGTGGGGGTATATGGGAGACACAAAAGTAAAAGACTTTGAGGAACTAAAAGCCAAACGAGCACTTGCTCAGAAAGAAGAAAAGTAATGAAAGACAAACTAATGCTAATCATCACCATAGGCATACTTGCGTTCATAAGCGTAGTAGTTATTGGTGAATATGTAGCAATGCTGGCAGCCCAGCAAATTACGGGAGAAGCAGTAGCAACCAACCCAGAAGCAATCGCTCTGGTACAAAACGCCCTCGTTGGTCTAATCGGTATTATCGGTGGATACTTCGCTGGCAAGAAAGAAGATAAATAATGAAGAACTTCCTAAAAGGTCTATTCAAAGACATCATCGACCAATCGTGGACATTGCTTGGTATGGCTGTCGCGTGGCTAGTGCTTGAGGGTTCTGCTAAAGACCTGACAGCCAACCTAATCCTCATTACTCTATGCGTTTGGGTACTAACTTTCCCGCTTCGCTACGAGAAGCCAGAAGAGGAAGAAGCACCTAAGAAGAAGCCAACTCCTCGCAAGAAAGCGGAGAAGAAGTAGTGAAACGCTTTATCACCTACCTCGGACATTTTTATAGTCTGAAGCATAAGGACCTAGTCCCACTGGCTTTGGAGTCTTGGCGTGAGTACATCAAGGGTAAAAAACGCATCTACGATATGGATGTCTGCTTGGCTTTTCAGCGAGGCTACATCTCTGCGTACCGCCACGAATACGCTATGTCAAAAATCAACAATCGCTAAAAGTCTTACAATAAAACTATGCCTAATTTGAACCCAGAAGAGCGCGACCTCGCCAACTCGTTGTTGCTGCTTGCTCAGAAGTATGGCAAGTTCAACGAAGACGAAAGCGGAATCTGGGCTGGCTATGAGTCAGGCGAGGCTAACGAAGTCGCTGCCATTGGCGTCAAGTGTGGAAACTGCGTCTTATATAGAGGTGGCTCTGAGTGTGCCATCATCGACTTCGAGGTAGAGCCAGAGGGTAAGTGTCGCTTTGCGGTTATCCCAGACGGTGTTGTATCCCCAGAGAATAAAACAGTGGAGAAGATTTTCTCTAAGCCACCTTACCTATACCAAGATGAACTCAAGGAAAAGGTAGAGGAGATGGGCGACCACTACACCAGAGAATCTGTAGACATCGCTGACCTAGTTCCAACTCAAGATTACTTAGACCCAGAAAACATCAAGAACTCAAGACCAGCAATGAAACCAATCATTGTCTATGTCGATGAAGAGGGTTTCAAAGTAGTAGACGGGCATCACAGATGTGCCTCTAAAGTTCTGGCTGGTGAAAAGACTATCGACGCAAAGGTCTATAGAGGTCCAGTTGTAGCCACAGCAGGTTCTAAGCCAGCACCGAAGAAAGACCAAGTAAAAGGCTCTGACAAGAACAAAGAGGGTTCCGCTTCAGATGGCAAAGGAATTACTTTCACCGCCGAGATTACTAAGGCTCTCGAAAAGAAAGTTGCTGAGCACAACGAGAAAGCAAAGAACGGTCGCAAGGTTACGCTAGCAAAACTTAAGGCTGTCTATCGTCGCGGAGCAGGTGCGTTCTCAACTTCTCACCGCCCAGACCAAAACAGAAACTCTTGGGCTATGGCTCGCGTCAACGCTTTCCTAAAGTTAGTTCGCTCTGGTAAACCTAACAACCCTAAGTATGTCCAAGACAATGACTTACTTCCTAAACTTCACCCTCGCAGTAAAGAAACTGCCTCAATGAATCCATTAGTGGCGTCGATGGTATTCGCTCTAGACGACGACTCCTGCCCACCAGCCACCCAAGACATTGCTGTAAACCTTGCTAACAGAGAAAAGGCTATCGAGACTGCTGGCTATGGACCACTAAACCCTAAAGAACCTAACGAAGAGTTCTGGTCTGAGAAAGCCAAGCGCTGGTCATTACCAGTGGTCGATGCTAAGAAGAGCGTGTGCGGAAACTGCGTAATGTTTATTCGCACACCAAAGATGCTTGATTGTATTGAAAGCGGAATCACCGCTGGAGATTCAAGCCAAGAAAACGCGTGGGATGCTATCGACAAAGCCGAACTCGGCTATTGCGAAGCGTTCGACTTCAAATGCGCCGCCTCAAGAACCTGTTCGGCTTGGGTTGTTGGCGGACCGATTACAGAGGAAAAATAAGAATGGCAAAATCACAATGGCCAGTAGATGGCGTACCAAACAAAGCGTGGAAAGTTACTAGCCCTTTCGGGTATAGAATCCACCCAATCAAGAAGACCAAGAAGCACCACAACGGTGTAGACATCTGGCAGGGTGGCGACACCACTTACCTAGAGGCTTGGGCAGATGGCAAGGTTATCAAGGTAATCCCTAACGACAGCCCGACATCAGGCGGACACTCAATCATTGTTCAGTCAACTGTTATGGGAAAGAAAGTTACTTGGACTTACTTCCATATGGTCAAGGGTTCAATCAAGGTCAAGGCTGGTCAGAAGATTGAGGCTGGCACAGTAGTTGGCAAGATGGGTATGACTGGTTTCGCAACTGGTAAGCACCTACACTGGGAAATCTGGGCAGGACACATCAAGTCTCAGCCGTTGGCTGGTTTCGCAACTGGTAAGGGCTACTACAACCCAATTGATTTCTGTAAGGCTGTAATGGCTTTTGAGAAAGCAAATGTCGAAGCACACAAGGAGACTTCAGAGAAAGCACCTGTTACTGTTGCCCCTACTCACTCAGTAGATGACATCCCAACCGTTGCTGTTCCTACCGAAGCAAAGGTTGTAAAGGTTGCTCCAGAAGTTGCTAAGGCTCCAGCAGTTGCTAAGCCAGCAGTTGCTAAGGTTGCTTACCCAGGGCACTACCTAAAGGTTGGTGCTAAAGACCCAGAGGTCAAGTACCTACAGACCAAACTAAAAGTTGCCACCACTGGAATCTTTGACATCAAAACTGAGCAAGCAGTAAAGGTTCTTCAGAAGAAGCACGGTCTATTGGTTGACGGAATCGTCGGTCCAAAGACTTGGGCGAAACTAGGCTAATCCCGACAAGGATAGAAAAGAACCCCCTGCTAACGCGGGGGGCTTCTTTTTCTTAAAAAGAAAATCCCCCGAACCGAAGTCCGAGGGATTTTCCCGAAAGGAGACGAGCAACTATGAACAACTACTCGTGTAGTTGGAATGGGGGAAAACCAACTACCTAAGAAGACTAACACACATTTGTCCCCGTTTACAACTAACTAATCAAATATTTTTGAAGTTCTGGATTGTCGCGTAAAACAATTAGCAAACCCTCTTCGTAAATACCAATAAAGTAATGCTCCCAAACCTCGAAGTCGTCTTTCTTATTTGGCTTTACAGATGTATCAAATACCATACCCAAAGCGTGGAGAACCTCGTGTAGCAAAGTAGTTCTCTGTCTGCTAGGGGCAAGTGAGTTATCAATTACGATAAGGTTCTCAGTGTCTAAGGTGTAGCCCATATTACCATCGTTGAGCATACCGTCGTCGCGTCTATTCCTTAGGACTACCTCAAATACTTGAGTTCCTATTACGACTTGGCTTGGCATCTCCATAGCCTAATTTTACCCTACTAATAGAGAGTGTCTTGTACTATATCAACTATCTCGTTATGCCCTACCAGAGCCTCTAACTCAGTGGAGTAGCGTCTACAAAGTCCATTATTGCGACCGCCAAAGACCATAGTCTCAAAGATAACTGGCTCCTCAGTTGGCACAAAACTCTGGTTCATACCTACCCAAATCGTGGCTACAGAAATCTTCTCTCCATTGGCTAAGGTCTCAAAAACTCCAACGCGCTGGTACTCAATGTCAGCAACTTTTTCCTGCCACTCTCCTTGAGTAATCTCTTTTCCATCTCTATCAAAGTATTTGTTGCGTAGCATTTGCGTAAAGCCCTTCAATACTTCCGTTATTTTCAATCTTTCCATCAAAGTTATACCCGTCTAGTGCGTGCTCCGAGGCGTGCTCGTTAGCAGCGAACACTCCATTTCTCTCTACTCTAAATACTTTTCCGCCAAGTTCACGGATTGCGTCTGCTTCGTTTGGATATCTCACATCTGAGATTACAACTTTACTTCCATCTTCAATGGAGTTCAAAGCGTAGTCCACCCAAAAGTTCTCGTCAAACATCTCGCGACCAACTTCAGTGCCAAAGCGTTGTAGTAGTCCACGAATGTCTGGGCTACGCTCCTTGAGACCCTCCCAACCATAAACATCTACACCAACACGCAAAGCGGTGTTGACCACTTCGTTTACAGTAATGCGTGGGTTCAAGCGATACATCGCTTCTTTCATAGGAGCAGAGAAAGATACTTTCGTATATCCCTCGTTCTCTACCAAGTAATCAGCGACAGTATCTTTCCCACTTCTCGCCCACCCGCTCAACCCAAGAACAGTTACTCGCGGTGTCAGTTCTCCATCTTTGAGAACATAGATTGGTAGTCCTAATGCTTTCGCAATATGAACTTCAAGTAGAGCGCCTTTAGACCTGCGCCAATTAGGGAGAACACAAAGAGCGTCGACATTAAGAACATTAGGCAAATCCCGACGCATATAATAACTCCAAGGGTTATTAGGTTTATCGGGAGTTCCAGCCATTGCCAGAGCCTCTTCCAATGTTTCACCATCGTTGTGTGCTGGGTTGATAACTTCATACCCCAACTCCTTTAGTTTCTCTTCTGTTTCAAAAAACAAGGGGAAATTGAAATTTTCAACTCCACTCATTGGACCAGCAATGTAAATCTTCATTCGTCAACCATCTTTTGTAGGGATTCAATCTTATCGGCTATGGCATCAATTCGCTCTCTAAGTACTTTTAGAGTGATGTCCATAATTTCAAGACGCTCTGATACCGCGTCTAATTGTTCGTCAATGTCTTTCACAGTTAGTTATCGCTTCGTGTTCTGTTTGGTATCTGTCCCAGCAGTTTTCTACTTGACCTACTCCAGCAAAAAAGAACCCATAAATCAAGGTTCCTAGCATTAGAACTACAATCCCAGCAAATACCAGAATCTCTTTTTTACTCACTTTGTCGTTCATTAGATGGGACCATACTTGACACCATACTGGCGGTGGTCAACTTTGAATAACAGACCTTTATATCCTAGGTTGCTAATGATTTCATCAATCTTGGAAATCATTTCATCGCGGAATTCTGGAGTAGCAAGTCCATAATATTCTGGTTGACCGAAGTCTTCATTTAGCACATCTTCTGTCCAAGCACCTGTGGCTTTTTCAACTGATAGGTTCAAGGTAACTCGGTCCGACAAACGGAAACAGGCATACCACCAACCTTCTCTATGGTCAGTGAACCCTAATTCCCTCATTTTTTCTTCAGAACTAATGCGCCTCATAGCAGTGTCACACCTGAAACATTCATCATTTGAGCACTTATTAATAGTGCCAATGTCTTTCATCATTTTTTATCCTTTTTGTCGTTTTCCACTTCTAAAGTATCACTCAGGGAGATACTTTCCAAGCGTTTTTGCTTGATTGGCTCAAGAATATATCTGGCACAACAGCCATCACACTCGTGCCTATTATAGATATGTACTAAGTCGTGCCTACAGGTTTTTGACTCACTCATCTTTTTTCTCTTCAGGGAGTGTTCCGTCAATGAATCTCAACAGGTCTTCCGAGTTAAAGGAATCCCTATAAATAAAGACTCCCTCATCAAATTCCAAAGCACGGCGGTTATCTACCACCCAGTCGCGGATTCGCTTACGCTCTTCCGCTATCCCATCTTTCTTCCCATAGTCGTAGGCTTCAATGCTCATTTGCCCTAATCCTTTTCGATTTTTTCGATTAGTTCCCTCAACACCTTTGGAGTTCTTATTCCTGCCATTTTTTCCGAGTCTACTATGGCTTCCTTAAGGATGTCGATGACCTTGCTTTTCTGCTCAGCAACCCCAAGTTCACAGCCCATATTGAACGCAGCGTCTAACGCGTCGTTCACTCCGACTAGCATATTTCTCTGCTTATCTAATGCGTTAGCAGTTGCCCTAGATAGCGGACTCTTTAGTTCTTCTTCAGTTTCCAATGTAGAACCACAACCCAAAGAAGATAACTGCCCAAGTAGCAATAACGGCGGCGCTCAGTCCAGCAGTGAAGTAGTTCACTTTTCTCTGAGACGGTGGCACAGTTCTGGTTACCAACTTCATAGCCAACCCAACTGATACTGCCACGAAAGATAAGTAGAAGAACAGACCGGGTAGCGACAGAGAGCCGACACCTAAGTCGATTACGCCATAACTATCCATTAGTGGACACCACAGCAAACAGGTCAGCCACATTCATCAAGATGTACGACTTACCGTCATACTCAACCTTTGTGCCTGTGTATTGTGAGTAGATAACTCGGTCTCCGACCTCGACACCGATAGGGTTTAGGTCTCCCTTAGGATTACGCTTACCCTCACCAACAGCAATAACGATTGCTTCTTGTGGCGGGTTCTGCGCTGAGTCAGGGATAATCAATCCGCCAGCAGTCTTCTCTTCTGCCTTTAGTGGCTCGATTAGTACTCTGTCAAAGAGTGGTTTGATAATTGTCATTATGGTGTTACCCTTCCGTTTTTGTTGAAGCAGTCATAGGTGATAGGCATACGCTCAGCAAAGACGGCTTCCATCTGCTCAGCAACCATCTCGATTTCCCGCTGAGGGAAAGATGGGAATAGGTTCTCTGCCCTGTCGGTGCGAAGAGACAAGAAGTTCATAAGGCTACGGGCGTTCATAGTTACAAACATAGACGAGTAGATGTTTACTGGCAATACTCCACGAGCAACCTCACGAGCAACACCAGCGTCTAGCATCTTCTGATACTCCTCATAGGAACTCTTGTTAGCCTCGTAGGTAGAGCGATAGACAGTAGTCAAATGACTAAGGTCTCCAAGTTCAAAGGTGTAAGCACCAGGCTTACCTTTCTGAATCAACTTGCGTTCAAGACCTGGCACATAGAAAACAGGGTCTAGTTGCTTGTAGCGAGCAGACTCTTCGTTATAACTCGCAATCCTGTGTCTCTGGAACTCACGGAACACAAAGATAGGAGCCTCAATATAAAAGGTAAATGCGTTGTGCTCAAACGGACTTCCGTGTCTGTCTCGCATTAGATAGTTGATTAGACCAGCATCCTTACTGGCGTCGACACTTTCGGTTTTGGTAGATACGCGAGCAGCCAGTACAACTGCGTCGTCGCTACCCATACATTGGACAAGTTCTACTGTCATATCGGAGCGATACTTTAGACCCATTAGAAAAGACTTCCGTTCTTTTTATCGATTTCGTGCTCAAGGCGACCCTTGATAATTGGGAGATACTCGTCTGTCATTTCAACTCCAACAAACTTCATACCTTTACGGATAGCAGCCTTACCTGTAGAGCCACTTCCAGTAAACGGGTCAAGCACAACTCCACCAACAGGACACACCAGTTCTACTAGGTATTCCATTAGGGATGTCGGCTTCACCGTCGGGTGGTGATTTGCTTGTGGCTTAGTAGTGAACTTGTCTTCCACCGAACCTGGAGCATTACCAGCAGACTCGTCAGACTTTCCGTTGTAGACCTTGCCCTTTTCATCGAGATTGTCTAGACCCTCGTTGCGGTCTTTCTTATTTGCCTTAGCGACATAGAAGAATCTAGATGCTCCACCAGAATCACCCATCTGGCGTTGTCCACCCTCAGTCTCTTGACCAGAGGCGAACGAAGTATTTACTGATTGACCTCTCTTAGCAGGGTATGTTCCACCAGGTCGGATTCCAGATTGCTCATCTAGTTCCTTTACAGGACAGCCGTCTACACATTCATATAGGACCGTCGACACTTTCTGTTCTGTACTTTCGTAGTCAGGTCGTTCTTTCTGACCGAAGCCTGTCCACTCCTCAGTTTTGTTTATCGCATAAGACTCTTCTACTACGCCGATTTCTACGCAGTCTTCGCCGTGCGTGAAGATTAGGTTTGCTGGAAAGCGACCAGTCTTGAAGTTGTCATACTCAATACGCTCTGCCCCAGAGACTTGTCCGAAACTCAACTTGTCAATGCCAATGGCTTCTTTAGACTTTGCCCCAACATCGCGTAGGTCTGGCATAGTTCCGCCACCCATAGTGTCAGTCCCAATTCGGGACTTATCGATGTTGATGCCACCAGTTCCCCACTTCAAAACATTGAGCGACACATTTTTCTCTGAGAGTGGCTTACGCCCAACAATGATTGGTTCAAGTGCTGGCTTTAGTGCTGTACCCCAACCCTCCCATTGCTTAGCAGCGTCGGTGCTTGGTGCGGTGATGAAATCTGTTTTGCCGACAGTTCCACTCTCATAAAGAGTGTTTTCTTTAGTGGCGTTCTCTCGACTGTTTGGATTACGACCAAGCACTTCACGCTCAGCCCCAGCCATCTTGTCTAGTGCCTTACTGATGTCTAGAGATTTTGGAAATCCCGAACCATAAATCCAAGAGATAGAATCGCGAATCTCGAAGCCAGCCATACGAACTGACAGTCCCATAAGGTCTTGCGTGCGTGTGCCAGCGAATACCAAGATGTGTCCACCTGGCTTTAGTACTCGGAAACACTCATCCCACACAGCAGGTGGTGGTACGAAAGCATCCCACTGCTTACCCATAAAACCTTTACCAGCAGGGATATGTTCTCGGTCTCCCTCAATCCACATCTTGAGTGCGGACATAATGTAGTCAGGGTCAGAGTTTCCCAAGCCATAAGGCGGGTCAGTAACGATAGCGTCTATCGAATTGTCTGGCAGATTCTTTAGTTCCTCAAGGCAGTTTCCGTGATAGACCACAGCCTCGGTGGTGTCCATATATTTAGTCAAGCGTCTGTCTCTTCCTAGGCGAGCGGACTCTATTTCCGCTGACCATTTTTAGCATCTCTTCTTTATTCGATATCGCCTTGTATTGGTCGTATCTTTCTTGATTCTTCAAATACGAGTCTATCGTGTAGTCCCTCGTAGAGTGGGAAAAACTCAGGACAATGGTATTTATTCTATGAATCTTTCTACCATATATTTTCTTATATGCTCTCAGTAAAGCATTGTCTTCATACCCCCACCCAACGAATCGCTCATCCCAACCATTTAGTTGGTGGAACACCTCAACTGGGAACACCCATAGCCCACCTGGAGTATTCTGTAGCACTAACTGTTCAAAGTCCTTATGCTTTATCTCACCGCCAGCAAGTATTTCTTCGCTTTCTTTATCGCTAAGTCGGACATATCCCTTAGTCATACTTGCCACCCCAAATGTCGCCAACTCAAAAGCCTTTTCCAACTTAGGTCTGTCGGTGATAATCGTGTCAGCATCTATAACCATAAGGATGTCGACACCATCGTTTATGGCGTCTAAGCACCCACGATTTCTTGCCTCAGATACATTGAACTGCTGTCCAACGCTGTCGCTTATATAGATAGGGATGTCGACGAACTCGGTTTTCAACCAGTTATGGACATACTCGAAAGACCGTTCTCTCTCGGAGTTCAGCCTAAGTGGTACTACTATTCCTATTTTCATTGTCCCCTCGGTAAGAATCGAACTTACGACAAACGGATTAGAAGGCCGCTACTCTATCCACTGAGTTACGAGGGGTTTGGAGCCTCAGGTCAGGATTGAACTGACGACCTACCGCTTACAAGGCGGTTGCGCTACCACTGCGCCACTGAGGCCAGACCTATTTTTTAGTTATCGGACTGATGGTAAAGACTTTTACTCCCCTTATTGCTTCTATGCGAGCCTGGCGTTTCCCCATACCCATCTTCACTAGGAGCGCATAGCCTTTTTTTATTGGCAGGGTCTCCCAATGGTCGTATGTCTCGACTTCGCGCATCAACGGCCTTTCTCAGCGTCGCGTCTTTCTTTGTAGCACTTAGGGCAATAACTTCCCTTGAATCTAATTCTATGCTTGCGACAGGGATAACCTAGGTTGATTCTCATCTTGCTCCCCGACCAGGACTCGAACCTAGAAAGCCGACTCCAAAGGTCGGAGTGTTGCCATTACACCATCGGGGACTAATCACAGTTCTTCTCTACTTCCTACAGCAAGCATAAGCAGGTCAATCTGCTCAATTGTGTCAGCACAGTATCCCTCCCACTGGCTTTCTTCAATAGTAAGAAGTCTGGCACGCTCGTTAGTCAGTATCTCTAGGACACGCTCACGCTCTGCGTTAGTTCCAACAAGTGTGGCTAGTCTTTCGGCTAACTTGTAGCCAACACCAACCCCATCTTCCCAACCTTGCTCATAAGCAGGATTGGTGAACCACCTAAACGCTCGGCTGGTGGCCAGCCTCTTCACTAGCGTCTCTAGCATCTCTCTCCTCTAGTTCCTTGAGCACCCATTGGAGAGCACCGATGAAACCATCGTCTTGTGTTTTCCATAGTAGTTCAGTCTTGATGATTTCGCGAATTGCTTCCCGTTCCTCAGCAACCCCAGTTTGTTTCCAAGAAACAGCGATTTCTTTGTAGTCGTACTTGTCTATTTCTACCTTAGGACCGTCGACGATTTCGCTTTGATGATTTAGGGCTTTGCTCACCGTCTCGGCGAATACCTGAGATTTGTAGCCTAGGCTGGCTAAGAGTTTTTCTGCAAACTTCTTTTCTTCCATCTTCTTTCCAATTTCCTTTGGATTGCTTTTTCTGTGGGATTAGTGTATTTCTTTATATACATTATACCAATACCATTTATCAGTATGAATATCCCAAAGTAAGCGATAGATAGCCAACCTAATGTAGTCATTTTGTCTCCTTGTATCAAAAGTTATATAATAATGTATCGTTTTTCGTACAGAACTCTGGTATAAACCTAAACCTAAGTTTATACATCTCTTAGGTGCGTAGGCTCTTTAAAGGATTTAAGTGATGACAGAGGATACCTCCAGCCACCGATAGACGGGTCAGCGAACTCTTCTTTCCCGATGACATCGTCTGCCATAACCCAGCCATGAATCTCTACCTCAGAGAAAAACTCCTCGTCTGGAACATAACAGCCAACGATTGCTTTGCCAGCATCTTTTCTCCAGATAGGAACTTCGCCACGGGTGCGAACAGTTCGGACTTCCATATTGCCGCCCACATCAGCCAAGTGCTTTCGGTGCGGGTGTAGGTAGTTAGCGTAGACGGGGTAGTTGAGCGAGGTGTTTGTTGCTTTGGCAACAGCCATCTCCGCGGTGATTGTTCTGGTGTTAGAGGTTAGGTCGTGTTGAAGCGAACCGTTCTTCTTCCCCTCAGCATAGTTAGGTCGGTCTTCACTGCCGAACTTCTCAAGCCAGAGTTCAGTAGCCATATTCGCGCATCGTCGAATTTCATCTTTTGTCATTTTTACTGTGAACATCTATACATAGTATCACCCGACACTTAAAAGTAAAAGCCCCACTCCCAGAGAGGTAGGGAGCGGGGCTTAGAGCGTGTAGCAGGAATTGAACCTACACCCACAGTTTGGAAAACTGAGATTCTACCGTTGAAATACACACGCGGGTACCACTCCAGATTGCTTTTGCCTGATGAGGCTCCAGCGTGGAGTGGTGTTGAGTAAGTGGATTGCGTTTTACCACTACTGCCTAGCCAGCGGTTCTCTGTGTACCGCTTTGAGCAGACATCCCGTTTGGTCGCTAAACCACTCCGCTAAGAGCCGAGACTGCATTTCTCCCCCACTGGCGGTGGGAGCGATTCTGCCATACTCCAGAGCAACCGTCGCCACTCTGTTTGTGGGTTGCTGGGTCTTGAACCCAGTGTCTGCCTTGACAGACAACCCGCCCTCGCCTTTTCAGTTGAGAGGTCGTCTTTACTATCCAGTAAAGCCGATTATTTATAACAATAATCATAGACCATCATAAAGTCAAATTCAGTCGTGAACTGACTCGCTGCGCACACTTTTCTTTACTAGGGTGTTGAGTACTGGGATACCTAAGCATCTCTTCGTCTCACGGATTCTTTACTAGGTGGTGTCGCTAGGGACTGCCTAACTAATTGCACTTTGAAGTTATGACTCTTTGATGGTACACAATGCCACTGACATTGTCAACTACCTTTTGCTGCCCCACCTGGACTCGAACCAGGAACCTCGGAATTAACAGTTCCTTGCGCTGCCAATTGCGCCATAGGGCATTGGTTGACCTAGTACTGACTTCCACCAAGTTTGGACCTTGGCTTCAGAGGTTCCCACTCTTGCGAGTCGTCTCAAGTTTTCACTCTGCTGGTTGGTCGTGTGGACTCAGCAGTAAAGAGCCTTTGGTGGAGATGCGGGGAATCGAACCCCGGTCCTAACATAGTCTGTTTGTTCTTCTACACGCTTAGGCTTTACCAGCCACGGTACTGCGGGGTACTACGGGTACTGCGTGTTCTCTTTATTTGAGACCTAGATGCTCAGCGAGAACTACTGCTTTTCTAGGGGCTTCAAGCAACTATCAGGCTGCTAGAGCGAATGCGGAACGAGATTCAGCATTTATATTTTTTAGCGGGTTCAAGAGATACCGCCATCTCTGCGTGCTTCACCAAACTTCAGATGCCAGTCGAAACCAGTCATCCCCATTTGTCTCTATTTAGTTGTAAAGAAAGAATAGCACACTTAGTTAGTTTTGGTAACTAGGCGACGCTTCTCTGGGTCCCAAACCTTAGGGCGCTTTTTGTACGCCTTTTTCTTTGAACTCAGTCTGTCGTCGTTAGCACCTTTTGCTGCTGGCTTACCGCCACCACTACCCTTTGCCATTTCTTCCTCACTCTAGATGATTGCTTATAAATGGTATCACAATATGTTCGCTGTGGGCTTATTGTATTGATTTGCTATCTAATAAAACTTATGTCTATAATCAGGTATAAAGGTTTCAACCAAATGACAAATACAAAAGGAAACAACAGATGAAGAACAACCAGTTAGTAGAAGTTTACGCTCCACTTCTGATTGACCTACTGCCACTAGCACGACAGGCATACGGGTCTAGAAACACCAAGTCGCCACAGCACGATGCTAGTCGTGAGTACACCCGCTTGCTAGTCGAGTACTACAACCAAGGTGGCTCACTCATCGCTATCGCTCAAGCAGTTGGCGTCACATACGCTGGCGTTCGCCGTCGTGTAACCACCGCTGAGATTTCACCAGCGACTAAGCGTGTCCGTAGCAAGGCTACCCCAGAGCAACTAGCCGAAGCAGTAGCAAGAATCAAGACTGCTAAAGAGCAGAGCGTTGAGGATTATCACGAGGCTCTTCGCCACGAGTATGAAGACAATGGAATCTCGCTGACCAAGATTGCTAAGGCTCTTGGCTTGAGTTCCTCTAACCCTCTCTACTACGGAGTGGCACGGACCAAAATCAAAAAGGCATAGAAGTCTTAAAAATGAAAACCCCCTGGCGCTAACTAGGGGGTTTTCTATTTAGTTATGGCAACTTGGTCGTACTCCTAGTTGTAAGGAAATACTAGCAGATTTTTACTCTGAGGCAGACTTTTTGCCACGAGCAACTTCAGCCTCAGCAGAAGATGCAAATGCGATGTTGATTTCGTCTTCGTCTAGTACACCGTCTACAACATAAGCACGGGCTAGAGACTCAGCGACTTCCATAATTCCAACGAAAGCGGCGATTAGGGCTGACTGCCAGAGTTCAACGCCACCGATAGAACCAGCAGCAAGAACAGCACTGACTTTGAGGATTACAAGAGCGATAGTTCTCTTGAGGATTGTTTTTAGAATATTCAAGGTTTCTCCCTGGGTAGATGTTAGTTAATAGACCTCTCTCCCAAGGGGTAATACTATTTTACCTCGAAATTTGAGTCGCTATTTCTTCGGCAGAGAGTCCCTTGATTTTTGCCTGTTTTCTCATTAGTTTTCTCTGTCCCTCGGTAGTTCCACCCCAAATACCGATTTCATTATGCTTTATAGCAAAAATTAGGCAATCTACTCGATACTCGCATACACCACATATTTTCTTAGCCCCGCGTTCATCGTAGTAACTAGGCTTTTTATGTCCCTCGATATCCTGAGGGAAGAACAACTCAGGGTCTGTTTCAGCACAGACAGGAGTGCCAATCTCATCGTTCAGGAACGGTAATCCAAAATCAAAATCTGGAATTGACACTTTACAACTTTCTCTTTAGTTATCCCCTATTAGAACTAAAGCCAGAGCCTTTGAACTGAATAGGTGGTGCTGAAAACACTCGCTTCAGTTTACCTTCACAACCATCAGCAGCGCAAGTCTGCTGCTTCTGCTCCTCGTTGATTCCACGAGTTTCGTTGTAAGGGGTGCCACACTCGGCACACACATATTCATAAGTCATTGTCAGTCCTGATGTACCAATGTGTTTAGTTTGTCTAAGCGGAATCCCGACCAACTGTCATCTCCAACTACCACCACTGGAGCAGAGGCATAGCCTTTTTCTTCGATAAGAGCAAAGACCTCAGGGCTATCCTGAATCATCTTGGCTTCAAACTCGATGCCTTTGACAGTTAGGAATCGCTTGGTCTGCTCGCACGCTTGGCAGTTCGGGTTGCTATATACAATTACGGACATTATTTTTCTTTCTCTAACAGCCAGTACAAATACGCCACAAATAAATGCCAGCAGGGATTAGGGCGTAGATAATCGTCAACTGGGAAATCACTACTCCAGCAATGAATAGTACAGACTTAGCAGTCTTACTAATCTCAAGAGTTTTAGTTATAGGTCTAGTTATTACAGTCATTACTCTGGCCACTTCACTTCATCATTTACAGTGAACACCAAAGCAACAGAGTCGCCAGCATCTAGGTCAAGGTCTAAAATGCCTTTATCAGACCAACCCCACACCGCCGTTGAGCCAGAGCCACGCTTTACAAGCAAAGCCCAGTAAGCAAACTGAGCGGGCATATCAGTACATCTCTCGACATAACCCTCGTTATCCTTTACAGGAATAGCATCAACACCATTAGGAAAAGAGTTCACACGGCATACGATTTGTAGTCCGTACTTGTCTGTTCCTTGAATCGCAACAGAGTGCATATTGAAAGCACTCATTGCATCGATACCGCCATCAACTTTGATACAGGCTTCAGATGTCTCACCGTTGTTTAGAACTCCGTAATCGACATAAACATTTACGCAGTCAATTTTTGGAGCAGTCAAAGTCTCTTTTACTAAGAAAGCAGAGACTAAGGCTACGGTGATGGCACTGGCAATTAGAATTTTATTTTTCACGGTTTGCTCCTGGCACCCAAAGCACATCGCCAATCTCACGATTAGCGTGGCGGGATAGTACAAATAAAAGGTCAGATAGTCGGTTTAGATATTTGGCAGTGGTGATGTTTACTCCCTCGCCAAATGAGTGAATAGCGTTCCAAGTTTGACGCTCTGCTCTGCGAACCACGGTTCTGGCTACATGAAGTTGCGCTGCTAAAGGAGTTCCGCTAGGCAACACAAAAGTTCTAAGCGTGCTCAGTGGCTCGTTGTATTGGTCGATTAGATTCTCTAGGCGAGTAACCTGCTCTTCTGTAACTCTTAGTGGTGGGTACTTAGGGTCGTCAACCACGGGGGTACAAAGGTCAGCCCCAACATCAAACATATCGTTTTGAATACGAAGTAAAACTTCTTTGATATCTGAATCAATATCCATAGACAAGGCAACTCCAATGCTGGAGTTAGCCTCATCTACGGTTGAGAACGCTTCAAGTCTGGCATCGTTCTTAGAAGTACGACTCCCGTCTCCGAGAGAAGTAGTTCCTTGGTCGCCAGTCTTTGTATAGACGCTACTGATTACTACCAATTACTTCTGGTTCTCCACAATCAACTTGATTTCACAAGCGTCAGTGGTGCAATACTTCTCACCAATTGCGTCTAGACCGAGACCAGCGTAGATACCAGCAAAGTCAATAGGGAACAACTTGCCAGCCGCTTCTTCATACTCTTCCTTAGTAATTTGCGTGTACGGCATCTGCTTGTATGTGAAGTTTCCAGATGGCAAGAACGACACAGTCTTCAGGCTTCCGTCATACATATGAAGAACCTTTTCAATATCTTTTGACTCAGTGTCAGGATTGAACGAGATTGTTACGGATACAGAGTTGTCCGACCAGTACCGCTGAGCAGTAGCAGCCAAGTTCATCTTCTCGTAAATGCTTACATCTTTTTCAGCACGCTTTGCCTGTGCCTTGATTGGGAAGTAGACAACAGAAGTGTGCTCTGGGTTTTCAGATGCTGGCTCAACTGTGTAGTTAGCCATCTTGAATAGAGCCAACTGCGGGTCATCATTGCCGAAGCGGATAGCACGGTTGAAGTACTCGCCACCAGGAGACCAGTGGGCACCTGGAGATTCTCCAGCCAAGATAGATACAGTACCTGATGGCTTGACAGTTGTGGTCTTGATTGACTCACGAACACCTAGCCACTCAGAGTAAACCGAGTCATACTTCTTTACTACCGAGTAACCGTCATCCATCCACTGACGCAGAACTGGAAGTCCCTTGTTGTCAGCGAAGTTAGCGATACCAGAGATAGAAGTACCAATACGACGGTTGCGTTGCATGATTGCGTTGGTCTCTTCCCAGTGGGTAGGAAGAAGCGTAACAGTCTTGGCGTAGAGGTAAGCAAACTTTAGCGTGCGCTTGAAGTCTTCTACATCTGTGTGGCGGTTTAGGTAAGTCTCAACAAGAGTACACATTTCGTATGACTCAAGGCTTTGCTCAGCACAAGGGTTGTATCCAGCAATACGCCAGTCCTTGTTGTTGATTGGGTCAGCAAGGCGACCATACTGCTTAGACATATCTTCCCAGATAACGCCAGGCTCACCATTGCGGATGATTCCATCGATAATCTTCGAGAAGTCAGTTCCAACATTTACCATTACCGAGTTGTTAGACATCCAACCCCAACCAGGGTTTTCTTCATCATAAGAGTTGCGGTCTGGGAACGCCTCAGCGTTCTTCAGATTTAGGAAGTTGTCATCGTCAATGCGACCAATAAGAAGTTCAGCAGAACGACGAACATTTCCAGATACAACGCAACGACCAATCAAGTTACCGATATCGGCAATGTCAACGGTAGTAAGTAGTTCACCCTTACGACCTAGGAAGATTTGACGAATCTTGTTGTGAAGAGCGATAAGCGGGTCTGGACCAGAAGCAGTACCGCCAAAAGTTCTAATTGGAGTTCCATACGGGCGAATCTCGTCGTAGTTGAAATCCCAGTTCGGCTGGTCTGGCTTTAGGAATGAGTTGATTAGAGCAACCGTTGATTCCTGCCAACCCTCACGAGTGTCGGGGATGTTGTATTCCTGAGGTTGACCAGGCTCATAAATCTCAAAGCCCTTGTCCGCACCCTTGTCATCAAAGCCAACACCGACACCAAGCATAGACGCTTCCATAAGGAATGCAAAAGGCTTACCTGGGTTTGACTTAGTCATTTCCAAAGTAGACACAAAAGCGCAGTTCTGTAGTGAAGCAGAGTTTTTCTGACGGTTTACTAGGTCAGTACCCATTTGGGATAGACCGCGACCCGGTGGAGACCACTTTAGGTCAAATAGGCGGTCAAAGAACTCTTTTGCTGAGGCAGCAGCCTTAGCATCTGACCACGGCAAACGCTGTTGCTTTGCGTAATCCTTTTGTAGCGAGTAAGTTCCGTTAGTTACACGCTCACAGACCTCAGCCCAAGTTTCCTTAGTGCCATCTTCTTTCTTGCGTGAGTATGTGCGTAGGAATGTAATCTCTCCCACAGAGTTGCCAGCGGCATCTTTGAAGCCAAATGGAGATTCTTTCTCCTTGTAACTGTTAACAAATTCTTTATTTAGTTCAAACGAGAAAAAAGACAATTTTTACACCTCTATATGGTTGGGAAGAGATATCAGTATAACTTGAAAAAGAGAGTATTACTCCGAATCAAGAAATAGTGAGTCTAAAATTTCTTTACAATTTGGACAGACCCTAAGTTTTTCGGGGTTTCTAGAGGGTATGAAAACCTTGCCACATAGGGCTATTACTGGAGTTCCCATAATGTACCCCTCAGTGACCTTGGCAGCATCCGCATAATGAGCAAAGTGTTCCGAGTCGTCGGAATCTGTTTTTTGGGTATCTGGCTTCTCAAGTAAATCAAGCATAGTTAATTTTAGCCTATACTTTTGGTATGGACACAAAGGTTGAAGTTCCCGACTATGTATTGACTGCCGAAGACCGCTGCGATGCTTGCAGAGCGCAAGCATATGTTTATGTCGTTTTAGAGTCTGGTGAACTCCTCTTCTGTCTCCACCATTGGAACGAAAATAAGAGTGCTCTAGAAGAGTCTGCTACTGAAGTAATAGACGAGAGCGCAAAACTTCTTCTTCGATAACCAATAAAAAGCCAAATAAACCAACTAAACACTGGTTGATTTGGTCTTGCTCTAAAGTCATAGGGGTAGTTTTATTGTAAAATAATAGGGATTACATCCTCTCCCGAACGGGGTTCCTATGACTTGCGGAATCGCTGGACTTTACAACATCACCTGCCAGCAAGGTGCGACTTTTCAGCGGCAGTTGACTTGGACTGACCCCGCTAGAGATGCCTATAACTTGACTGGCTACACAGCCCGTATGCAAGTTAGGTCAAATGTCACTTCCAACACCATAATTGCCACTCTATCTACAACTGCTGGTAGTACAGGGACTATTACTTTAGGTGGAATCGCAGGGACAGTAGATTTACTAATTTCAGCCTCTAACACCGCATCTCTCACAGCAGGTCAATATGTTTACGACCTAGAGTTGGTGTCTGGCGGTGGAGTGGTAACTAGGTTGCTTGAGGGCAACTTCAAGGTGACAGCCGAGGTGACTCGCTAGTGGCAATCGAAATCAATGACGAGAGACCTTTAGTAAAGGTAAATCCTCACGATGCAAACAAAGTCGTTATTCAAGAGGTAAACACCCAAGTAAAAGTTACAGGCTTTGGACCTCAAGGAGCCACAGGGCCAGCAGGAGAAGCGGGCGTTGCTGGCGAGCAAGGTGAGCCAGGCAGATTCACAGTTTCAGAGACCGCTCCAGCAAGTCCAACCGCAGGTGATGCTTGGTTCCGCTCCTCAACCGCACAACTTTATCTTTACTATGACGGCTACTGGGTCGAGACTTCCACAAGTTATGCAGGTCCTGTAGGGGATACTGGAGCAACTGGAGCAACTGGAGCAACTGGAGCAACTGGAGCAACTGGTGCTACAGGTGCACAAGGAATTCAGGGAATTCAGGGCATCCAAGGTATCCAAGGAGAAACTGGTGCTAGCGGAACTTCAGGACTAGAAACTTGGACTAGATATTCTCCAACCTTTACTGCCACAGGGCTAACTTTCACTGGAACAGGTGCCACATACCCAACTTATAATTCTTATTATTTGAAGTCGGGCAGACTGGTCAGTTTTGTTATCGAGGTTGATTGCACTACCGTCACAAACTTTGGTACTGGTCAGTACAAACTGCAACTACCTTTCACTCCAGCAGTTGGCTTTAACCACTTCAGCGGCTGGGCTTGGGCTGACCCAAACATCGACCCAGACACTGGAACTGGACACACCATCCTCAACTGCGACACCGCTGGCATCACGGCTGTGCTTGATTTGCATTACCTAAAGCAGTCTGGTGGAGCCAACTCTCCAATTAGAGAGGGTCTCTTTGTCCAAGGCACTCCCGTAACATTGACGACTATTAGCAAGATGTATGTGAACGGCACTTACATAGCGGCGGCGGTGTAGTATGCCAGCCGTAGACTTCCCCAACTCACCATCAGTAAACCAAACATTTTCAGTAGGCGAGCGCACTTGGAAGTGGACTGGAACCACTTGGGATGCCGTAGTCGGTCCAGTTGGCGTCGCTGCTGGTGGAACTCAAGGGCAAGTTCTCACCAAAGTAGGCAATACAAACTACACAACAACTTGGGCTAATACCGTATCTAGTGTCATCGGTGGTACTGGTCTAACTGGTGGGACAATCACCACAACTGGCACTTTGGCTGTGGATAGTGCTGTAATTCCATACCTAACCGCATCTCAAACTTTTACTGGCACCCAAACAATGGTTGCTGGCACAGCAAATACCGCAACTCTTATAGTAAAAGGTACTGGCGGGATAGCAAATGTCCTAGAAATCGTATCAACTGCCAATATCGTTGTGGCTGGAGTCAGTCAAACTGGTGCTCTGACTGCCAACAGCATCACAAGTAATTCCTTAGCACTAAGTAAACAAGCCACTTCTCCAGCATCTCCAGGTGCAAATACCGCAGTTCAGTTCGTAAAAGACGGAACCGATGCTGGGACACTAAAGATTTCTATCAAAGCAGGTGCTTCAGGTACTGAGTTTGTTTTGGTGGACAATATCCCGACAACAGCGGGAGCAGACACATCTACCCTTGGCGTAGCCAAAATCGAGGGTGGCTCAGCGTGATAAAATTTCTATAAAGGACCGCCCATCTTTTCCCTTAAATCTGTAAGGATTGCCCTCAATGCCTGTATCAACTAAGATTCTTCACCGTAGAGATACGGCTGCTAACTGGACCTCTACTAACCCGACGCTAGCCGCTGGTGAACTAGGCTTCGAGACCGATACGCTCAAGTTCAAGATTGGTAATGGGTCGACTGCTTGGACATCTCTTACTTATTCACAAGACGCTTCTCTTCTTAGTGGTGCTGCCAGCCTTACGACTCTTAGTACCACTGGAAATGTTACTGTTGGCGGAAACCTGACTGTAAATGGTACAACTACCTCAATCAACTCCTCTACCGTTCAAGTAGACGACAAAAATATTGAACTTGGCTCGGTAATAGCAATCACTGGACTGAGTGCCTCAGGTGAGGCGGGAACTAATAATATTTCCGTCGCTAGTACAACAGGTCTTATTGTTGGTCAGTCTGTAACAAGAACTGGTGGAACTCTTACTCTAGTAAACTCCGTAATCACTGCTATCAACAGTTCGACTGATTTTACAGTTAGCAATAACGCGGGTGGCTCAGGTCCAGGTACTCTTACCCTGAACATCGGTGCACCTGACAACACCACCGCAGACGGTGCTGGTATTACCGTAAAAGGTTCTACCGACAAGACTTGGTCTTGGGTAAACTCCACCAGCGCTTGGACATCTTCTGAAGACATAAACCTTGCTTCTGGAAAAGTCTATGAAATCAACGGCACAACCGTTCTTTCTGGCACACAAGTTCTTGGTTTTGCTGTCGCTACTTCAAACACAGTGTCCACAATTGTTGCCCGTGACGCATCTGGAAACTTTGCTGCTGGAACAATCACCGCATCTCTAACTGGTACCGCATCTCTTGCCACCAACATTTCTGCTGGAACTGCTGGACAACTTCTTTACCAATCTGGTGCTAACGCAACAGCAAAACTAGCCGTAACCGCAACTAACAACCAAGTCCTTTCCTACAACACCGCAACCGCTGCTCCTCAGTGGACAGCAATTACTGGTACTGGCAATGTTGTTTACAGCACAAGCCCTGTACTTACTACTCCAAACATTGGTACTCCGTCTTTCGCTAACCTTACAAGTGCCACTGGTCTCCCAGTATCAACAGGTATTTCTGGGCTAGGAACTGGAGTAGCGTCTGCTCTTGCTGTAAACACTGGCTCTGCTGGAGCGTTTGTTGTATTTGGTGGGGCACTTGGTACTCCATCTTCAGCCAACCTATCAAGCGCAACTGGTCTCCCAGTAAGCACTGGTATCTCTGGTCTTGGTACAAATGTTGCTACTTTCCTAGCAACTCCAACAAGTGCCAACTTCCTAACAACCGTAACTGGTGCTACTGGTAACGGTGGTGGAGTTGTATTTGCTAACAACGCGACTCTTGTTGCTCCAACTCTTGGTGTTGCTTCAGCAACTAGCCTCAACAAAGTAACAGTAACCGCACCAGCAACCGCAGCAACTCTTACCCTTGCCGATGGCTCAACTCTTGCTACAAGCGGTGCTTTTAGCGTTACTCTTACTGGAACAGCCACCACAAATGTGACTCTTCCAACCTCTGGAACACTTGCTACTCAGGCTTATGTCGGTTCGGCTACAGTTGCTCAGGCTAACAACCTAACTGGAACTACACCAAACCTCATTCCTTACCAGTCAGCATCGAACACAACCACTTTCCTAGCAGCACCTGCTGGAAACAACTATGTTCTATCGGCTAACACAACTGGTGCTCCTTACTGGGCAGCAGCCACCGCAACTGGTGTTACAAGCGTTTCTGCTGGAACAGGTATGTCGTTTACCACGATTACCTCCACTGGTTCAGTTTCGATTGACACCAGCGTAGTTCCTCGCTTCAACGCAACTGGAACATTTACTTCAACTCAGACTTTCCAAAACGCATCAAATGCCTCTGCTGGTCTGATTGTAAAGAACCACGCTACTCAGCAAGCAAATGTGTTTGAAATTCAGTATGGTGGCAACACCACGCCGATGGTCTCTGTCAGCAACACTGGAACACTATTTGCGGTTACAATTGATGGTGGAAGCGCCTAATAACTCCTGAGGATATAAAATGACAGTTGACTTTGCATCTTTACTACCAATTGAAGAGCGTCGAGAAGTGCTAACTAAGCGTATCCAGCAACTTGCCGCTGAGGGATACCAGCACCACATCAATCGCCTTGCTGCCCAACGCAATAACAAACCAGAACTTGTCAATGAAGCAGACATCGCTATGCGTGAGTTGGCTACTGTAATTGAAACTTATCAGCAAGAATTGAACAACCTACCGCCAGCAAAGGGGTAGTAAATGCCTGTATCTACTAAACTTCAAGTCCGTAGAGACACCGCAGCAAACTGGACTTCCACTAACCCAACTCTGGCTGCTGGTGAGATTGGTTTTGAAACTGACACCCTAAAGTTTAAAGTTGGTAATGCGTCTACCGCATGGACTTCTCTAAAGTACTCGCAAGATGCGTCACTTCTAAATGGAAATGCCAGCATCACTACTCTCACAACCACAGGCGACATAAACACTGCTGGAAAACTAAATGTCACCGCATCTGCTGGCGATGAGGGTGGAGAAATCTTCCTAGCCAAACCAGTAACTAATACAAGCATCAACACTGGCGTAACTATTGATGTCTACCAAGATAGACTTCGTTTCTTTGAGCAAGGAGGAAGTGCTAGAGGCTACTACATCGACATTACTGGCGGTGGAGCAGGTGCGACCACCAACCTAGTTGGAGGTGGCTCTGCTTTTAACGGTGGAACAATCACCAATGCTTTGGTTGTGTCAAACACTAGCGGTGTAAACACAAGCGGTACATACACATCTACCATCGCTACTGGCACCGCACCGTTCACCGTATCTTCAACGACACAGGTTGCTAACTTAAATGTCGCTACTTCTGGTTCTGTAAACGCTACGGTCACAGGAACTAACTCCGCCAACCTTGTCTACGGAAGCATGGCTGACAATGACCAGTTCAGAATTCTTATTGGTGGAACTGCCACAAATGCTGGTTATGTAGAAATTGCAACCGCAGACGATGGCACTGAGCCAATCTATGTAAGACAGTACACTGGTGTATTTACAACGCTGGCCAGAACCGCAACATTGCTCGATGGTTCTGGAAACACTACTTTTCCAGGAACAGTTTCTGGTACCAGACTTATTTCAAATGTGGCTACGGGTACAGCCCCTTTCACAGTTTCATCTACAACTCAAGTGGCAAACCTGAACGCAGCGACTACTAGCATTTCAGTAAACCTAGGTGCTGGCGCTGCTGGCTCAGTGCCATACCAGTCCGCAGCAAACACCACTGCTTTCTTAGCAGCCCCAGCAACAAACAACTCGGTACTTACTTACAACACAAACACCAACGCACCAGAGTGGGATTCGCCACAACTGACAATGGCTGTTTTGATGGGATACACAAGCACTGTAACTGCTGCTGGAGTGACATCTCTCACTAACGCAAGCACTTATTATCAGCAGTTCACTGGTACTACCACCCAAACAGTGATACTTCCTAACACCGCAACTCTGGTACAAGGTTGGACTTTCCACATTGTCAACAACAGCACAGCCAATGTGACCACAAACACATTTAGCAATACTGCTACCGTTATTACTATTCCAGCAGGTACAACGGCAATGGTGACTTGCGTTGATATTGTCGCCAACACCGCAGCCGCTTGGGAAGTCGGTCTAACAGACTTCAGCAGTTATTTTGGTTCTGGCTCAGTGGTTCTCTCGCCATCTGATACCTCAGGCGCACTAAAATATTTAACAGAGAATTATAGATAAGGAATAAACAATGGCAGTCTCACCGCAATTTGCTTCTACACCGATTGTGAGCGGAATCACAACTGGAACAACGGCTAGCACTACTCCGTTTGGAACTCCGTCAGCACCAGCAACCGTATATACCGCACCATCCACTGGTGCTCGTATTGACGAGGTCACTATTCAAGGTCTAGGAACTACTTCTGCAAACCAAGTAATTCTTTATGTCCACAACGGAAGTACTTACTGGCCAATCAAAACACAGATGACCGTAGCCACTACCGCATCTGCCACAGTTCAAGCCGCTCAGTACACACTTACTTTCAACAACTTGGTACTAACTAACGCATCGTTCTCTTTGAGAGTGGCATTGTTCGGTGCTGACACAAGCGGTTATATGGTTACCGCATACGGCGGTTCATTCTAATATGAACAAGGGCACACTGAAAGGTACAGGTGGCTCGCTGACGGACATCAAACTTCAGCGTGTTATTTTGTCAACTGGTTTTGTAGACATTCCATCAAATGTCAGCATTGTTTTTGCTGTACTTGTCGGTGGCGGTGGGTCAGGCGGTAGCGCTTCTACTGGCACTGGTGGTGGCGGCGCTGGGGCAGTAGTCTCTGGCTGGGTTCCAGCATCCAACTTCGCAACTATTGGAGCGGGTGGCACAGCGTCAACTGCTGCCATTGGTGCCACTGGTGGAATCACTTACTACGGAGGTCTTTTTGCCGTAGGTGGTGGTGGAGGTGGGACTTCAACCGCTGGAGTAGGCACTTCTTACGGCGGCGGTGGCGGTGGC